CGTGTGGGTATTTCGGGCGGCACAGATCGATTCAGAGATATGCCGAACAAAGACAATAATTCGCACGTTGGAGATGCGTTTGGCTATCTCATGCTTGGCGGCGGAGAGCATCGAAGGCTGGTGCGCGGATCACTAAACGCAAAGGTTACAGAGCCGATACGAGCGTCTATGGATTTTAATGTGCTGTAAAAGGCCGTGACCCCGATTAAGAGGCCACGGTGGAGAGAAAAATGAAAGGAGGTCTTGCGTGAACGAGGAAATCATAGCGGATGTGCAACACGTTCTCCCCCGAAATTTCGTTGTCGTTGAATATGCCCGCGCACATACGCTTTTACTTAACCACGATTATTTTCAACAGAGAATTATGCGTCATATCCCAGATTATTTGGATCGTTTGGATATGCAAAAAGAAATGGGTGTCGCGCTAACGCTCTTATATGAGGGGCGTGTTGTTGCGTGTTTTGGGATTGCACAAATACTTGGCGGCGTTGGTGAGGCGTGGATGACGCGGGATGCAGACTTTCGCAACTATATCAGGGGCGTTGTGCCACTAGCAAAGCGGTTTTTTGTTATCGCGCCGCCTGTAATGCAACTAAAGCGGGTGCAAATGATAATAGATTCCCGAAATTTTAAGGGCATACGTTTTGCAGAGTGGCTACAGTTTGAGCATGAGGGGACGTTGCGTTCCTTTGGATTTGGCGACCACGAAATGATGGCGAGGATTTATGAGCGGAGTAGTATCGAGCGTAAAAAGCATTTTCAAAAAACCCAAAGCGCCGAAGCCCGACCCCTCCATTGGCATAGCACAGGCGGCTCAGGAGAAGCGGCTTGCAAAACAGGAGAAGCGGCAGGGCGAGCGCGAGGCCGCAGAAGCGCGGCGTATTGGGGCGGCGCGAAAAGCACGGCAAACAGGCGGCTTGCGGATGCTTCTTTCCAGCGATCGTGAGGACGCAATGCTCGGCCTTGATGACAAATTGGGTAGCTAATGCCGCTCAAGCCCGAACAAGTAATTAAACGCGCCGATAAAGCATCTTCGCGCAAGGATCAATGGCGAGGCATTTTTGAGGAGTGCTACGAATTTGCATTGCCTCAGCGGAATTTATATTCGGGGTATTACGATGGCCATGCGCCCGGTCAGTCGAAAATGGATCGGGTCTATGACTCCACGGCTATCAATTCAACGCAGCGCTTCGCCAATCGATTGCAAAGCACACTTTTTCCACCCTATCGCCATTGGTGCAGCCTACAGGCGGGCAACGCAATTCCCGAAGAACAGTTTGACGATGTGCAACGTGCTTTAGATATTTACAATGAAAAGTTTTTTGCAGTGCTACGTCAGACAAATTTTGACTTAGCCATGAGTGAGTTTTTGTTGGATTTAGCGGTGGGAACTGCCGTGATGCTGATCCAGCCAGGAGATGAAAATACGCCGGTAAGATTTGAGGCGGTTCCACAATTCCTCGTTTCACTTGAAGAAGGCCCACACGGAAAAATTGATAATGTGTATCGCAAGCTCCGGCTTAAAGCTGAGGCTATTCAACAACAATGGCCCGATGCAGAACTAAACGACACATTAAAAAAACTTGTTGAGGAGAAGCCGACCGATGATGTGGATTTGTTGGAGGCTACAATTTACCTGCCGAAAGAGGACTACTGGTGCTACCACATTATCAATCCCAAGGATCGGCATGAACTGGTTTACCGGGAAATGGACGGCTCGCCCTGGGTTGTAAGCCGCTATATGAAAGTGGCCGGTGAAATTTATGGACGCGGGCCTTTACTCACAGCACTTCCAGACATTAAAACACTCAACGCCACCAAGCGGATGCTTTTGCAAAACGCGAGTCTCAGCATTAGCGGAATGTTTACCGCCGCGGATGACGGCGTTTTAAATCCACAGACCATTAGTATTGCTCCAGGTGCCATTATTCCTGTTGCACGAAATGGTGGCCCACAAGGGCCGTCGCTTGCTCCGTTGCCACGTTCCGGAGATTTTAATTTAGCGCAGATTGTTATCAATGATCTTAGCGTTGCGATTAAAAAAGTAATGCTTGATGACACCTTGCCTCCCGACACCATGTCAGCGCGAAGTGCAACCGAAGTTCAGGCGCGGATGCAAGAGTTGGCAAGTAACATGGGCGCCGCGTTTGGGCGTTTGATTACCGAAGCAATGCTTCCGATTGTTGCCCGCACCCTAAAAGTAATGGACATGGCAAACATTATTGATATGCCACTAAGGGTTGACGGTCAGCAGGTAAAAGTTGTGCCGATTAGTCCATTGGCAAAAGCACAAAACTCCGAAGAATTAGAGAGCGTTTTACAGTTTATGCAACTTGCTGGTGGTCTTGGGCAGGGCGGCATGATGGCAATTAACATGGATGAGGCATTAGCGTTTATTGCGGATCGTTTAGGCGTTCCGATGCGAGTGCTGACAACAGAAGAAGAAAGGGCGGCAATGATGGCGGAAATGGCCGAGGCAATGCAACAACAGCAAGAAGCGGCACCGCCAACTGATGCTGAAGCGGCGTGATGAATTGGGATACATTACTTTCACCACCTCCAACTAACATCGAACACGAAATAGACGAAACGGACAAACTTTACGCCCAAGTCTTTTCGACCCGTGCAGGTAAAAAACTCCTCGCACATTTACGCTCTGTCACAATCGAACAACCGACATGGTATCCGGGCGAGGACGCCAGCCACGGATATGCGCGTGAGGGGCAAAACAGCCTTATCCGCGAAATAGAACGGCGTTTAGAAAGAGTAAGGAACCAAGATGGCTGAAGAAACGACGACCGCTGAAGTCGATACCCCCGAAGCAGGGGCCGAGGAAAGCGAAACTCAGAGTTTGTTAAGCGCAGAACCCGTTGAGCAAACAGAGGTTAAAGAAGAAGAACCTGTTCCACATTTGGCACAAGAGACAGACGATCTTATTGAGGCGAAAGAAACCGCACCAGCAGAACGCCCGGAACACATACCGGAGCGGTTTTGGAAAGACGATGCGATAGACGCCGAGGGTGCGGTCAAGGCTTACACCGAATTACGCAAGAAGATGGATTCTGGAAAGCATAAGGCGCCTAAAGATGGCAAATATGACATGGAGTCAGCGGAAGGTCTTGATGTTGAGGGCGAAGATTTTGCAGAGTTTTTAGATTTGGCAAAAGACGAAGGCATGTCACAAGGCATGTTTGATCGCCTTACAAAGTTTTGGCTTGATATGACAAGTGAACAAAACCAGCAAATCCAATACCACCGCGATGAGGAAATGAAAAAGCTAGGGCGCAACGCTGACAAAGTTATTGAGTCGATGGATGCCTGGCTAACGCGGCTGAATAGCGCCAAAGTTCTTAACAATGACGAGCTTTCGGCTTTGGCTAATGCGTCAACAAATGCGGCGTTTATTTCCGGCTTAAATAAAATTCGGCGTTCATATAATGAGCCAGATATCCCAAGCGTCGGCGTAATGGAGCCGGACAATATTGGCATGGATGACATTGAGCAAATGATGAACGACAGCCGCTACGGGAAAGACATGGCATATACCCGTCAAGTCGAGCGCAAAGTTTATGAATTGCACGGTGAAAAGGCTGGAACCGCCTAGCAACAAAATTTCGAGGGCGGCGATTTTTTTTGTCGCTTAAAATTTACAAGTCGATACCCGCATTTTGCGACCGACGCGCTTGCGGCCCGTTTGGATACCCGCGTCAAAATTTATTTTTAACTTAACAAAGTGAGGAAAGCAGATGGCTACTATTAGTCCCGCCTTTGTGACTCTCTTTGATGCGGAAGTTAAGCAAGCGTATCAGGCTTCAAGGTCGCTCGCTGGATTGACGCGGGAAAAGAGTGCGGAAGGCTCATCTACCGTCAAGTTTCCGAAACTTGCTAAAGGCGTAGCATCCGTAAGGACGCCACAATCCGATGTCGTGCCGATGTCGATAGCCTATAGCCAAGTAACGGCGACAATGACCGATTATATCGCCGCAGAATACAGTGATATTTTCGATCAGTCTCATGTCAACTTTAACGACCGTCAGGAACTTGTGTCGGCTGTGGGTAATGCCATTGGTCGTCGCATGGATCAGGTCACAATAGATGCCCTAGATGCCGCAACCGCGGTGGCCGTAGCAAACACGGTCGCAGAGGATGGCAGCGCTGGATCAGCAAGTGACCTAAATACTGGCAAGATCAGAGCCGCGAAAAAAGCCCTGGATGCGAACAATGTTCCACCAGACAATCGCTGCCTTTTGATCCACGCCAATAACCTGTCGTCATTGCTGGCTCAAACAAGTGCTACTTCTAGCGACTTCAACACAATTAGAACTCTCGTTGACGGCTCGATTAACACCTGGCTCGGCTTCCGTGTGGTTGTAATTGGAGATCGTGATGAGGGTGGGCTTACTAAGGATGGTTCAAACGACCGTTCGACGTATGCCTTCCATCGTGACTCAATGGGTCTGGGAATTAGCATGAACCAGAAAACCAATGTCGATTGGGTGCCAGAAAAAACTTCATGGCTTGTCGCCTCCATGTTTGGGGCCGGGGCAATCGCTATCGAAGATGGTTCTTCCGGCGGGATTGTCAAAATAACCTGTAGGGAGTCTTAATCATGGCATTTGCTAGATCAGGCTGGAACGCCATTGGTGGTCAAAGTCGTAAAGGTTTTGGCCCCCAAATCTGGAGCTACACTACTACGGACGCAAAAACCGTTGTGGATGGCGAAGGGTATTTTAATTCAGTCTCGGATGATGTGACTGTTGGTGATCTCATCTACTCGTATGCCTCAACAGGTGGCACTGCTACGGCGACACTTCATGTCGTTTTAAGCAATGCTTCCGGGGTTGTCGATTGTTCAGATGGAACCGCCATAGCTGTATCGGATTCCGACTGACGACTAATATGGGTGTGCAGGGGGTTTCGGCTCCCTGCTATCCCTTTTGTGAGGTTTTATGGCTACTGGTGATACCAAGTTAAGCATCTGTTCGGACGCCCTTATCATGCTTGGTTCGTCGCCTTTATCCAGTTTTTCCGAAGGAACAGATGCGGCGCAAATTACTGACCGCGTTTATGACGATCTCAGAGATACAATTTTACTGAGCTACCCGTGGTCGTTTTCAATTAAAAAGTCTCAACTAGCGCGGAGCGTCGATACTCCGACGAACGAATATGATTATCAGTATCCTCTACCAAGTGACGCAATTAGCTCTGGAGTGCGAGCATTTTTTACCGGCAGTGGGTCTGGGGTAAAGCCTGTCACAACCGGGTGGGAAATATACGGCTCAAACATTTTTACAAATTACACGACTGTCTATGTCGATTATCAGTTTCGTCCTTCCGAAGATGTAATGCCGACGTATTTTATTCAGCTTCTAAAATATTATATGTCGTGGCATATCGCGGAAGCAGTTACCGATCAGATTTCAAAGGCTCAATATTTTCAATCTTTGGCGGTAGGGATGCCGTCTGAAAACATGCGCGGCGGCATGATGCGCCAAGCAATGCAGATTGATGGTGGTGGCGAGCCGGTTCAAGCGTTTCAGGATTTTCCACTTATTACTGCTAGGGCAAGTTAATGCCGCGCCTTGTGCGAATACAGACAGACTTTGCGTCGGGCGAAGTTGATCCGTTATTGCGCTCCCGCATTGATCTCAAACAATATTATTCAGCGCTTCAAACAGCCAGCAATGTTTTTATTTTGCCGCAGGGCGGAGCAAAAAGGCGTGACGGTTTAAAGTTTGTTGCCGAGTTACCAAGTGCGGCGGCACCTCAAAATGGCGTTAGGCTAATCCCCTTCGAGTTTAACACCACGGATTCCTATATGTTCTGCGTCGTTAATCAGCGTATTTATATTTTTCGATCTGGGGCGTTAGTTACAAATATAAATGGAAGCGGAAATAATTATTTAGCGGTAAGCGCTATCACAAGTTCAATGCTTTCAACTTTGCGCCATGCTCAAAGCGCAGACACCATGATTTTAGTGCATGAGGATTTAACGCCTCTAAAGATTGTGCGAGGTGCAAGTCATAGCACCTGGACGGTTTCAACCATCAGCTTTACGAACGCGCCGAAACATGCCTTCACTTTAACTACTACAAATCCAAGTAGTAACATTGATCCAGATAAATCTACGGGCAATATTAAAGTTACAGCATCCTCGGCAACGTGGCATAGCGGTCGATCCGCGACGGCACAGGCGGGCGCCTCCACAACTATTACGCTAGACAGTTCTGCAAGCGCAACAAATGACATTTTTAACGGAGCGACTATCCGCATAACCAGCGGAACAGGCTCCGGGCAAGAAAGAATCATTTCAGATTATGTGGGTAGCACTAAGGTAGCGACAGTTTCAGTTGCATGGTCTACTAATCCAGCGAGTGATAGCGTGTTTTCGATTGATAGCCAAGTTGGACAATACATCAATCATACTGCCAGCTTTGGTCGCTTACGGATAACAGAAATTGTTAGTGACACAATTTGCAAAGCCTTTGCAGAGGTCGCTTTATTTGATGATGAGTCGATTAGCACGGGCGATTGGGAATTAGAAAG